TTTGCACCAAGGGCCGGTGGGGAACCGATCCTTATCTGTGTAACAAAGATCACCCATCTTGATGACGAACAAGACCACAGTGGTCTGCTCTTCAACTCGCTTGGTGTCCTCTGCCTTGATGATGCCACCGTCATATTCTTCTTCCACATGCGGTACTGCACACAGCAGCCGATAGCCTTTTGGCTCTGGCAGGAGTTTGGCTTTCTGAGCCTCTTCCTGTGTCTTCTCTACGTCAATGTTACTCACTCTTCCTCCAGTCGTTTTGCAAGGTCTTTAATGTGATTGCGTGCGAGGTCGAGACCCTGTAACGCCCCGCAAAGTCGTTTGTATTCACCCTCGTCCAACTTGCCTTGGATTAAGGTGTCAATTATTAACATGCGCTCTTCTTGAAGCCTCGTGTCAAGGTATTCCAGAGCGTTTGAGTAAGACATTTACTCCTCCTTCATGCCTTTCGGCGGTCGCAGTGCAGTCCGCATAGCAGCCTCTTTATTCTTGGCAATCTCAACACCAAGTTTCGTACCCTCAAGTTGCTGTTTGTTCTGCTCTTGGGCCTTGTGTTTCTCGATCTCTGCTCCAAGACGAGCCGCGTCAAGTTGTTGACGCCCTGAAATTTCAGCCTCGCGCAGCCGAAGTTCGTCTTCTTTTGCTGCGGCATCAAGCAAGTCTTTTTGCTGTCGAAGACGGAGTTCTTCTTGTTTTGCCTGCGCTTCCATCTGCACCTGCATCTGCTTGGTCTGAGCCTGCATCTGCTTGATTTGCAGATCCATCTGCTGCATCTGAATAAGCGGATCTTGAGCCTGTTGCTGGGCCTGTTGCATCTGCGCTTCGGCCTGATCTTTCTGCAGCAACTTGTCAGCGGCGAGAGCAGAAACTTGAGAAATCTTGACCTCGATATCAGGCGGCAAATCGTATTCGCTCGTCTCATCCACAGGCAACGGCGGCAACGCAACGCCCAACTGCTTCTCAATTTCTCGACGGTACTGGAACCCTAAATGCTCCATCAAGTGCGCTTGAAGAGCGCCGGTAATCTGTTGCGCTTGCGGATTCTGGCCGATCATCTGCGCCATCTTCGGGTCTTGTATAAACGCGGTATGAACCTTGATGTGCGCTTCATGATCTTGGTACATGAACGCTTTGAGGGGCTTACCTACTACCGAGTCCATATTTTCAGTAACTGGATCACGAGGCTTCTGATCGTCGGGCATCGGCACTAATTTCTCAGCATTTCTAACGCCCAGTACTTCAATCATCTGCCGGTGTAGGTATGGCATGTTGTACAACTGCGGGGCTTGTTGGGCCAATTGCATCACGGCCTGATACTGCACCACCTTCTGACTCATGGTGGCTGCGTTGGGGTCAGATACCGGGATTACGTCAACGTTGTCATAGTCAGACTTCTTGGCACTAGCCTTACCAACTTCAGGCTCGTACGAATACTCATCCGGGGTGTTGTCTCTAATGATGCCTGCAAGGAGTTTGAACTCCTGTTTCATCGCGTAGTAAATACGCGCCTGCACTGCAGACATTACTTTAAGGACACGCTCCAAAATGGCGAGTGTGGTGCCAACAGGGGCTTGGTTAGACATGTCACTGATCTTGAGATCAGAAACAGCAGCAAAACGACGCCCTTCTTCGATGATTTTATCGAGCAGCATCGAAAGAGTCTGGCTAGGCTCCTTGTACGGCAAGGGCAAAATGTTGTCCCGAACCGCACCCGAAGGTACGTCTACGTCTCGCCACTCGCCGGGAGCGATGGGTGTGTCGTCTCCCTTGATACGCAGACCGCGTGATTTGAGACCACCCGGAAGATTGCTAAGAGTTCCCGCATCGACAAGTTGGCGAAGGAGGGAGGTTGCCGCTTTAGAGTGGCCGCCGATAAGGTGGATAAGTCCGAAATAATAGAAGCCAAAGCCGGGGATATACCCGTAATGCACAAAGTGCTGTCGCTTTTGTTTAAGTTCGTCATCTTCTCGCCAGTTGCGACGTATCGCCAGAACCGTTCCTGTCCCCTTCTCAATCGTCACCACGTACGGCAGTGCAATCCCTGTCTCGTTATTGTCTTCATCGACGTCGGAATACCCCGGCAGATCGATGTTCACGTGCATCTCAAGCAACTGGAACCGGTCGTCCATTGTCGCTGAGAAGCCTTGATCCTCTGCCTTTTGCTTCTCCACCTCGTCCATCGTGCGAACCGGGTCGCCCAGATCCACATCACGATAGAACCCTGCGTATTGCAACTTAGCCAGTTCGTTCTTCGTCTTACGCATCCGATGCGTAACACGCTCTGCTGTCTCAAGGTTCGCCGCGCCGTACGGCACCACCATGTCTTCAGCAGGAATATAAACAGCCGTTTGCCGATCAAGTGACGGGTCGAAGTACACTTTCTTAAACGCATTACCCGCCAGAGCCATACTGAGCAACATCCGCTCGTGCTCAGGGCGATATTCTTTCATTATTTCGGTTAATTGGTAATTCATGTCATCAGCGACACGAATAGCAGCGGCTTTCTTCTCGGTGGTCTCTTTACCGATAATTTTAGTCTTAACCGGCCCCATAGCCGGAAAAGTCTCCATGATGGTCTCGGACTGGAACTTGACCGCCGACTCCATCAGAAGCGGGTGGAATACCCCGCACGCACCCGGCCACGGTTCAGTCCTCTCCTCATATCGGATACCCAGAATCTTCAAGCCCTTAACGTAGGTATCCAGCCAGTCTTTACGTGAGGAGAGATCCTGCTCATACTGACCGATCAACTCGCCAGAGAGCGATCCGAGTTCGCTTTCGCTCATGAAGTCAGCGAGGTTGGCGTCAAACTCTTCCGCACGCGGCTCATCTTTAATGAGATCGACCACAGCCTCATCTGTTTCTGAGGGGATCTCAATCTCGATCTCAATCGGCTCCATCTCAACGGCAATAGCCGCGATACCTTGGGGAGCCTCCATCAAACTTTTATCGACGGCCATTTAAATTCTCCTAATAAAATCCCGCTGCTTTGCGGTTCTTAAACCATCGTTTTGGTTCTGGCTCATCTGAAGGGAGCCTAATGAACCCGCCTTGTCTGAACCGCATTAAGGCTAGGGTCGTCGCGTCCACCAAGTCGTCGTGGGTACCAGCGGGGAAGTCGTTACACTCCTCAACCACCTCCCAAGCCCATCTACGGTCAGGTATCCAGACTATACCCGCAGCGAAGAGATCTGACACGGCGTTTACGCGGCTGATCTTGTCCTGTCCCTTACCCGGCGTGAACTCTGAGATGGGCACTCCCATCCGCCGCATCTCCTGATAAAGCGCCGCCCCGTTGGACTTTTTCTCGACGATAAAAGTGTCAGGATTCCACTCTTTATACTCCTCCAACACCATAGCCTTTAACTCGGGGAACTCAAGGCGCTGCTTGATGGAATTAAGCAAGATAATGTTGTAGTTCTGAGTGTCGTCGTTTTTGAAAACACCCCACGTTAATAGGGCGTTATAGTCGGCTCGGTTAGATTTCTCCTGCGCCGTATCGAGCGCCATGATGATGTGTTCGCATCTTGGTGGGTCTTCCTTCTCCCACACCTGCCACCACTCGCGTTTTAACAATGCCCCTTCTTCCGAAGTCGGCTCCTGCATGTACTGGGCCTGCCAGTACCGCACGTCCATGCTGGCTTTTTTGGCTAGTAACTCATCAATCGTCCAGAACTCAGGCCAAAGGGGTTTATCGTTCAAAATTGCAGGAAATTCCACTAACTCCCACTGATCGGCGTCCTCATCCTTAGTCATGTGGTCAATAATCTTGCCGGTCAAGTCCATTTTCGACCATCTCGTCATCACGACGATAATCGCACCGCCCGGCATCAGTCGCTGAACTGGGCCTGACTGGAACCACTCCCATGCTGGCTCAAATACGTCGGGCCTTCCCTGCTTAGCCTCCTGTTCAGAGTGAGGATCATCAATAATAAAGAGATCGGCACCACGGCCAGCAAGAGCACCACCCACGCCAATAGCGAAATATTCACCATTAAAGTTAGTACCCCAACGAGAAGCACTTTTACTATCAGCCTGAAGTTCAACAGTCGGAAAAACGTTTCTATAAAGGTCTGACCCCACAAGATTACGAACCCTCCGACCAAAATTGATGGCCAGATCTGCAGTGTGAGAGGCCATAATGACCTTTTTCTGCGGAAATTTGCCTAAAAACCACGCAGGAGCGAGGTAGGAAATCATCTCAGACTTGCCGTGACGCGGCGCTATGTTAACGATGACTCGTTTTTTCTTACCAAGAGCAATATCTTCAAAGATCTCAGCCAAGTGCCTGTGGTGTGGGCCTACTTTGTAGCCGGGATACACGTGTTGGATAAAGTCCAAGAAGTGATCTTTGCCTAACTGCTGAGTTAGTTGACCCTGATAGGTCTTTAGAAGTTCTGCAACCTGCCGTTTTTCCTTGTCCGGCATCGTTGGCAGGGCATTTTTGATGCGCTGAATGTCAGATTTGGTTAGATTTAACTGCATTTTCATCTACGACGCGGTATTCAATGCCTTCTAGCACCTGAAGAAGTTCTTTTTCGACCTCTTCGATGGGCTTGACGATGTGTGTGACCTCGCTACGCTTCTTAAAAGCGTCAATACCGTCTACTTCACCCAGTTTAGTCAGGGCTTGTATGCGAGTTTTACTGCTGTCAGCACGTTCCGCCTCTTCAAACAGGCGATTTATCACGTACATCTTCAATTCAGCAAGGTCATCCACAATCATGTGGTTATATCTGGCAGCCATACCTGCAAGCATGGCAACTGTTTCGTTTGGATACTTGCTGTAATCAATCCGTGTATGCGGGTTTTGCAACTGAGCACGGGCAAGATCCTTTGCTTGCTCCATGTCCTCCTCATTAGGAAGCAGTGGGATACCGGTTAAATCAGATACAAGCCTAATAGTTCTGGCTCGCATCTCAACTTCAGCCTCGGGGGTGAGGTCTGGCAGAGCATCTGCCGCGTTTGCGGGCAGGGGCACGTTCTCGTCTATCTCAGGTATCAGTACATTTTGCATGTATA